TCTTGACCGATCTAGAAATAGCATCCATATATGCGCTCATTTCAGGGGTGGGTTTTTCACCAACTGAAACTCCGTCATCGTCAATTTCAAGTGGTTCTTCATCAATAGAAGCATCCTCAGCAATCACTTCTTCTTGTGGGAAGTAATTACTTTTCAGTGTTTCTAACTTCTTCATATAGTCTTCATCAGATTCGAACTCTACCCCTTCGGAGAGAGACTTCATCTTTTCAACTTGTGAGTCAGTCAGACCTTCACATACAGTTCCTAAAGCAATAGTTTTCTTTGCAGAAACTAATTCTTTACGAACCTGAATGTTCTTTTCAACTTCTTCGTTAACAGAAGATTCGAGTTCAGTTACTTTGTTGGCAAGTTCGTCAACTAAGTCAACTTTCTCTTCTGGAACGTCGATGTAATTTTCGGTGAAGAGATCTTTAAGACCTTTCATAAAGTTCTCTGCAATCTCAGCACGAATGCCTTGCTCAACAGCAAGTTCGTTATCTTTCATCCACTCTTCAACAACGTACTCAAGGTAGTCGTCGAGTTTAGTTGAAAGACCCTCAACAATTTCTGCTTTCTCTGCTTCCAGTTCTGCTTCCATGTCAATGGAAACTGTTTCCAGAATTTCATTGACTTTAGAAACAACTGCTGCTTCGAAAATAGTAGTTGCTTTAGATACGAACTCTTCAGAAAGATCTTCACCGCCAAACATTGCTTTAACATCTTCAGCAACGTTGACATCATCAGAAGAAACTTTTTTAATCTCTTTGATTGAGGTAACAGAAGTATCTTCCTCTGCCTCTTCCTTCATACCACTCATGCCTTTGTATGTTGCCATCAATGATGACTTATCCATACCTGCCAACATATTAGACATTGCAGTAATAAGTGCTACTTTTGTTTTAGGCATAGAAGAACCTTGTGCGGGTGCACCAGACTTATCTCCTTGTTGTGCCTCACCGCCAGGAGCGGTTGCTTTTTTTGCTTTTGGATCAGGTACTTCAGCATCAACACCAAAAGATGCTTTTGCCTCCTCGATGTTTTCCTCCTGCTGATCTACAGCAGTAATCTGCTCATCGTCCTGTTCCAACATTTCCAGTTCTTTATCGGACATGTGGATATCTCCTTGTAAGTTTGCTATTTACTAGTGTATTTATAATTTTCAAAGTTTTCCTAAAAAATCTTTAAAAACCTTCAATTTTTGTTCCTCAAGATCGGAACGAGAGGCAGTTTTAATTTGCTTTTCATAATCAGCAATAGTTGCTTCTCTTATGACACCATTTTCCCAAATCCACTCCTTACCCTCCATGATACCTTGTACAAAGGCATCAGGTGCAGAAGGATCCGCAACGATGTCTGCTGCAGTAGCAAGGTAGAAGTCCTTTTGAACTTCCGCAACTCCTTGCCGATTTTGCTTCAAAGATCCCATACCACGAGAGGATACACCAAGAGATGCACCTTCGTCCATGAGATTTTTAACAATTGCTCCCATTGGTGTTTCTGCCATAATCTTTGCTTTACCAACAAAGTTAGAACCGTCTCTGTCTAATGATGTGATCATATGAGAAACACGTTCCAAATTAATGGTCGGACCAGCAGGATGTCCCAACTCACCATAAGCACGATTCTTCTTAATATACTGCTCGTTATATCTCTTGACCTCTTTATCTAGGACTTCTGCCGGATACACTCTACCATTACGGTTTTTAATGTCTCCTTGCATGAAAATACCTTCAATAAAGTAATTCTTTTTACCGTCTTCTTTTGCTTCGGTAATGTACTCGATATTCTCTGTTACTTCCGTGATCAGTTTCATGATTGTTTTCCTAACTTTAACATGATAGTACCTGCCGCACCACCAGTAAGTGTGAATACTACATTTGCCTGATCATCACCGCCAGCAGAAACCGCAATACCAGATCCTTGATAATCGTGATTACCAGAACCAGTAAATACTCCGATAGTGTTGCCACCACGAGATACTGTCCAAGTTGCATTTGATGACCAGAAAATCTCACGAATTGTTAAGTCTGTAAGTGTGCCATCACCATCCGTGTTGGCAGGAAATGATCCACCATTAAGGTTCAAATACCCCGTGGCATCAGAAACTAGATGCACCTCAGAGCGATTATTTCTAGTAATCCTTTGTGCCATTATCGTTTACCTCCAAATGCGACATCTAGTAATCTCATAAACATATCTGGAGATTTTTCGATTGCTTTTTCCATCTTTTCTTTGTTTGTAGGGTTAACCTTCTTATGTAAATTAACCATTGCATTAGCAGTAGTCATATCAACTGTTAAAGTTTTACCATTTGCAAATTTGACTTTGCCAACTTGTTTTTTATCAACAATCTTTTGCAGTGCATCGAGAACTTTACCTTCAGTTAATTCTAACTCTACTTGTTCATTAACTTTTTTTTTACTCTTAGATGCGTGAAGGTGTGCCTCTGACTTGGTCACTTTCATCTCTGCAACTGGAACTTGTCTCTCTAGTCCGTGCTTGAACATGACATCGTACCATTCTACGTGTCCATCTTCGTCTGGATCGGCATGCTCTTCTGCGATGCATACACCATCACCCCAATCTTCATGCACAACATTCTTTGCGCAAAGGTGTTGACGGTTTGCAGGATTATCCTCTTTATCCTCAAGACCTTCTTCCAACTCAGTTTCTTCTTTCATTGGAGTGCCATTAAAGACATGGTCTTGTCCAGGATATGGAGCATAGTCCACTTTTTCAACTTTGTGCATGTTGGCAAAATCCTGTTCGCCCTTCGCACGTGGTTGATATGTAGTTACCTCTTTCTCGTCATCCTTCGGTGCAACAAAGTCTCCCGACGGTTGACCATTCTCAGAGATATAACTTTTAAACTTCTGAATCTTCGACATTTGTTTCCCCTTCGGGTTCATTTACTGAATCTTCCATTTCACTATCATCATCTGACATGAACTTGGAAGAGACTTCAATCTTTTTAAGATCAACTGCATCTCTAACTTTATTCATAAGCAAATCTTTAACAGTATCATTAAATGCTTTTGCATTACCGCCAATAGCATGCCGTACTGCATCTTGTGTTGTTGCTGTATCACTCATTACTAATCTCCTTATTCATAATATTTATAAAATATTTATATTTCATCTTCGGCACCTTCATCCCCACCTTCTTGCTGTATTTGAGCATCAATTTCCTCAATTTCATCCTCGGATTGCATAAGAACATTCTTACGAATCCATTCTTGAGAATAGTATTTGCCTACAAATTCGTCAAGATCTCTGAGTGTACTAATTCTTTCACGCATAACTTCTGCCATTTTCATCTCAGAGAAGTGATTGTCTTCTAGATAATCATAATATATTTCGTTCTTAATCTGTGACCATTCTGTTTTAGTAATTACACCCTTTAGTAGTAATTGCCTCTCTAACAAAACACTTAAGAACTCAGAAAAACGATAGCGAAGTCTTGAGATAAACTTAGAGAACTTAATCTCATCCCTAGTAATTTCTGATGCCCTACCAATATTAAATTGGTTTTCTGTCTCAAGTCTCGAAACTGGAACATTCAAAGATTCGTATAGTTTACGTCTGAAATATAACACATCTTCAATTTCTCCCAAGTTTTGACCACCTGGAAGTGTAGATATTTCTGTTGCTTTACCGTCACCACGTCTAGGCAACCAATAGTCTTCCAACATGGTGAGGAATTTTCGATCGTCACGTACCTCTCCAGTGTTTGCATCATAGACTAGTTTATTCTTATGTTTCAACATCATATCACGTAGGTACTGTTCTGCCTTTGCTTTAGGTAGATTACCAACGTCGATATAGAATATTCTTCGCTCTGGTGCACGTGCTAATCGGTAGATAACCGTAGCATCTTCGAGCATACGCAACTGGTTCAATGGTTTGATTGCCTTGTGCATATGTGAAAGAACCATCGTATTGTTCGTATTCAACACACCAGAATGTGTATATGCAATAGCATCGGGTGCTACCTTGACACCTTGATTTCCTGCTGAAATGCCTTTTGATGAATACACATAATACTCGTCGTATTTCTTATCAATAACGTTATCATCGTTTTGACCTGCTGCTGATTGAGCAGTTCTCTTCTTCACACGCATCTTTTTAATTCTGCGTGGGTCGATGTACCTTAATTCTTGAATACCTTTGCGTGGACTCTTACTATCGATCATAATGTGATAGTATAGTCGACCATCAACATACCAATTCTTAAATATGTCGTATGCCCTGTTATTGAAATTTAAAAGGTTGAGTAGTTCATCAAACTCATCTCGAATTTTATCCTTAATGGTTTCTTCCATTCCTTCGAGATTATCCAGTACGATAGAAACTGGTGAGTCTTGGTCGTTACCAACAATTGCTTCGTTGATGATGTCATCAACTGCTTTTTCACACTCTGGTTGTTGTGCCATCTCACGATATCTAGAGATGAGTTGTGCTTCCGATTTTGCGGTACCGTCGACATCTACAGTCGTACCGAAAACTCCACCTTCGGTGACAGCAAGTGCGCCATCATCGTTAGGTGGAGGTGCGAATGATTTTACATTTGGTTTCTTCTCTTCTTCTTTTTTCCCGATCTGAAACCCAAACAGTTCGATTGCCATGTATTATTCCTTAATGATATAATTTAATTGGACAGCACTATTTATAATGCTGTCCAAAGTTCACTTATTGAGGATTAGATACCGCCAGCGTTACCAGTAACACCGCCAGAAACTTGCCAATAATCGTAGGCAAAAGTTACCTGAAATTCCTCGATAGCATCGCCATTTTCCCATCCAAGATCAATTGCTGCAACTGATGTTGGAAAGATACCTACAAAGTCATACACACGTAAAATATCGCCAGTTTTTGAATACTGGGTAACTTGTGCGTTTGCTTTATATAGCGATGGTGCTGTACCGCCAGCATTGTTGACGTTCCCTTGGAAGGAATTTATCGCATTTGACCACTGTTCCATTGCGTTACGGATCGCAAAATCTTCATCATTGATGATTGTTGGAGTCCATTCAGCAAAGGTACGAGTACCCGCTAATTTGATATTCCGTCCAAAATATGGAACGTCTACTGCTGATACAGTCGATTCTGGAATCTGCGCTGCTTTTACCATGAATGGTACCTGTGCATCAGCAACACCATTGATTGGATTCGTGATCTGGACTTGGAAGAGGGAGGGTCTTGCCCCTCCCGACTTCAGAGCACCAGCGAATTCGTTTACATTAAATGCCATTTTCGTTCTCCTGTTTTACTCTATTTATCCAGCACGACCAACAATTTCTGAGAATTCTACACCAGTTCTCACTGCCACGAAGTTCAGTTGGATAAAGTTGATAGAACGAGCAGGTTTAACGTAAATATCACCGACAAATTCATTTCTATCGATTACTGCACCACTGTTATTCGTACTGTCACAAACAACAGCAAAGTCAGTAATACCTCTTCGACCTTGAACATCACGCAAGAACGGTTCAACTAAGTTCTTGAATTGAGATCTGGTGAATTCGTCATTAAACTCGAACAATGTGAAGTTCGCTGCAGTAGAAATTGCTTTCTCAAGCACAATAAACAATCTACGTACATTGATTCTATCGAACGCACTTGGTTGTGCTAACATTGTCTTATCACCGAACAACACAGTTCCTTGACCTGGGAACGTTACAATTGGATTAACACCCTTCTTGTAAAGTTCGTCTCGCTGTCCCTTTGATGGATTGAACGCAAGTTTTACAACGTTCTTCACTGAACCACGATTGAATCCAGCAGGTGAATACCATGGATCACGTGTTAAGTCAGTTTGAACCATCAAACCAGCAGTGTCAGCATTTAAAGGAACATACCGATAAACATCGTTGTACTTATCGTATTGATATTTCCAACCAGAATCCATAACTGCGTATGAAGAACTTGGTAGACTATCACGATATGAGATGACATCATCAACCTCTTTACCGTCATATCCACTGTTGTTCACCACATCAGCACGTTCTGGCGAAATACATACGATACAATCTTTTCTACTTTCAGCAATGTTCGTAATCAGGTGAGTTGCCAGTGTTGCATCAGCATCTGAACCTAAGATCAATGACACATCAACATCTTCAGCAGACTTGAAGTAGTTCGAACCACCAATTTTCTGTGAGGAGTTTGGTTGTGCACCATCCTTACCATCAGTCATTGATGCCGTTACAGGTAAGTCATTTCCTGGGTAGTTTGTTCCAAGATCTGCACGAATACCTGCTTTACTTAGGTTGCTGTTATGAGCACCCCACCATACATATGATGACTGTTGATTGATTACATCTTTGTAGTAGTTTGTTGCACCTTGATCAGTCTTTGCGTCTGGTGCAAGAGAAACATTCTCATAAATCTCTACGACTGAACCAGAAGCACCAGTTACTGAACCGTCTTCGTCAACAACTGCCACGTGTAACGCATCACCCTGTGAGTTTACAGTGTTTGCGTATGTAGTAGTCGTTGGTGCTTGATTAAAGTTGCTAAAATATTCCCAACGTCGTGTAATGTCGGGAGTATATGTGTTAACAGTATTACCAGTATAATCTGATGTCAACGTAATTGTGTTGCCAGACAATGAAAGAACTTTTTTAGATTCTTTATCTGGACCGATTAAGATAAGGTCACCAACAGCAAATTGCGTCTCTGTGTTAGATGTACCCTGTCCATCACCGATCAGTCCAACTGTTCTGGTGTTACGAGTGACTGAATATGAGGTTGATACTGTTGACTCCCATGCGTTTGCATTATGGCAAACAGAAACTTTTAGAGAGTTACCCAGTTCGCCTGGATACTTCGCAACCCAATCACCATGTCCTGATGAATGTGCGTATGTTTCGTTATAGTAATCTTCTGACTCAATGTATGCACCAGTAGCACCAGTGGTTGCATTGTTTGCGCCATTGATGACTCGGACTACATACAGAGAATTTCCGTATGCTAAGAAGTTTGCTGCTGTGAAAAAGTCTGCGGCAGTATTCGAATTTGGTTTGTTAAAAACGTTGACCAATTGATCTTCGGAATTAACGAGAACTCTTTCGTTTACTGGACCCCATCTAAAATGACCCGCAATAGCACCCGTTGTTGTACTTACTGCAGGCACTACCGTTGTCAGATCGATTTCACTAACATTCACTCCTGGACTGACTTGGAATGCCATTTTTCTATCTCCTTCTCATTAAAGAGTAATTTTGCTTTACTTCAATATTTATAAAAAACCATATTTAGAATGGTTCGAAGTTCCTATTAGCAAACTCATTTATGTAAGATTGATCAAAGTTGCCATCATTGTCGATAACATTGACAACATTTTCTTCAGGCATACCGTCGTCAAATATTCCGAACGGTAGTAATTCGTCTAATAATTCTTGTTCTGTTAACCAAGCAAATAGAACTAGACACATAACTAAGTCATCATGATTGCCAGATTCTGCTTCATATGAGTTTGCTTTTCGTGAAAATGTAGAGAATTCCCTTATTGTGTTAAAATCGTTAATGATCAATTGGTCCTGTTCGATCAACAATTTAAGAATAGAGCATCCAACTGCTTTCACCGATTTTGTTGTTCTTATCCCCTTGTCTAAGTTTTTACCAAATCCTGCAGAAATTCTTTTACCAGAACGTCCTGCTGATTCTGTGTATAGGATATTTTCATATTCAAAATCATGATGTAACAGGTCTGAAACCTGTTCGCCAATATCGTTCACTTCAATCAATACTGCTGCTTCATTATAATGTTTGACTGTTCTATGTATCATTTCAGCATATTCCACGGGGGTTATATAGTTGTCCCTAAAGACACACACTTGCTGATAAGGCATTTTTGTTGTGTCTATAATTTGAAAGGCAGAATAGTCCAACCCTTTACCACGTGAAACATCAACTACACAAACATAGTTTCTATTTTGCTCGGCAGAATGGTACATAAACAAACCGTTAGACTCTCTCATGGGTCGTTTATGAACCATTGTCTTAATCTTGTTACCCTCGATCAGAGTGCCAGAAGAACCTAAAAATTGACACTCGAACTCTTGCGCAAACTTCTCATAATCAAAGTCCATAGATGATAATGTTTCTTGTTTCCATTTATCATCTCTACCTGGGACCGAAGTCCAATGAACTTTTACAAACTGATAACCGTTTGTTCCTTCCCTTGCACCTTCGCATGTCTTATAGAAATGGTTTAATCCGTTCGGTGTGCTAGTCAATAGAATCTTAGTAGTTTCACCAGATGAAATCGTCGGAAACACTGAGGCAAAGAACTCATCCCAATTTTCTACGAATGCAGTCTCATCAATATATAAGAGAGAAATAGACTTACCCCTGATAGCACTACTTGATGTTGCAGACGCAATAATCTTACATCCATTTTCAAATTCGACACTTCCTTTGTTCCACTCTACAACACCTTGCTGTAACCACTTTGGCAATGCTTCATATGCTATCTTAACACGATCTAAAATCTCTCTTGCCGCATCACCTTTGTTAGCAAGTAGTGCCACCGTCTTGTGATCATTAAATAACACATAATGTAATATAACGCATACCGCAGTGGTGGTTTTACCTGCCTGTCGTGAAGTTACCCCTGCACATCTACTATTGTTTGTAATCTTCTCAATAATATCTCTTTGA